TAAACGAAGATAGTCCATCAAAGCCAGGACCAGTATTAAAGACTATTCCAGACTGGTATAGAAACGCAGATCGTTTTGCGATGAGACCAGATGGAGAGCATTGGGTAGGACCAGACGGCGGAAAGATCCCGACCTGGAAGGCTTGTCCAGCAATTTACGATATCATGGGCAGCGGATATGTGTACAAGACCCCATGCGATATTGAATTCTATGTTGGTGAGAACGGTCAACTGTCGGTTAAGATCGATGATCCAAAGTATTCGCACTTTGTGATGCCACGTGCAGAAATGCCACAGTTTCCAGTTCCCTATGGGTACAACCCAGTTCACTTTGCTTGGTGGTCAGACTGGGCTGTTGAGCTTCCAGAGGGGTATAGCGCAATCTACACTCAGCCACTAAATAGGTTCGAGCTTCCATTCCTAACAACCGCAGGCATTGTTGACAATGACAAGGTAAACCTACCAGGAACTATGCCATTCTTCCTACAGGCAGGATGGACTGGTGTAATTCCAGCAGGCACAGCCTATGCACAGATTATGCCATTTAAGAGAGAAAGCTGGACATCTGAATATCAGTATATTACTGAGTCAGAAGTTATCAGAGAAAAGAATATGAAGAACGCTGAGAAGTACCGCATTCCAGACGGTGGGGTATATCAGAGGGATGTCTGGGAACGTCGTAAGTATGAATAGTGTATAATTAATATATGACAGAACACAGACACCCAGTCTCAATTACGCCATCAGGATTCTTTGGTCAAGGACCAGAGATGATTGGTGGCATTGAGCCTTTTTTGACCGATGACGAAGTAGAAACTCTAAGCCAGTTTATTAGAGGTAACGATCAGTGGGACTTTACCGAAACTAAGTATAATGACGAAGGAACTGTAATCTATGAGTCAACATATTGGCAAGATAGAGTAGCGACAACCCCAACCTTGCTAAGAGCAGATCCATCGATAGTAGAACTCATTCAAAAGATTGTTCTTAGACTAAAGCCAGAAATTGAAAAATTCTTTAATGTAGAGGCAGACCCAACGTCACCAGCTCTAGTCAGATGGCTTCCTGGTCAGCTCCAGATGCCACACGCAGATAAGGAGCTTCATGTTGGCGACGACGCTGGTAAGCCAAACGGATTCCCCTGGTATGACATAGCAACTATTATTTATTTGAATGATGACTACGAAGGCGGAGAGCTGTACTTTCCAAATCAAGGAATGCAGTTTAAGCCAAAGAAGGGTGCCGTATACTTCTTCCCAGGAGATATGAACTACGTACACGGAGTAACTGTCCTAGAGTCTGGCATTAGATATACATGCCCATTCTTTTGGACAATCACCAAACACCTAGAGGCATAGTAGATTGCAATGTTTGTAAAGCCTGTAGATAAGTCATCCTTTATATATTACAAGGACACACCAGTAGTTGACAGTAACCTAGGTATCACTGACAACCGAATTGTAGAGGTGCCTAACTTCATTTCACCAGAAATTGCAAAAAGCATGATCGCATACTTCGATGCAAAATCATCTGATTGGGGCAATATAGCTTTTTACGGATCATCTGGCATGGGACTGCTTCCAAATGACCCACTTCTAGCGAACCACGGTCTTTCAGGAATGTTCTTCGAGGAACTCCGAGAATCCTTTAAGAAGCACGTAGAGGCTATCTTCGACAGAGATGTTAGACCAAATACCTCACATGCACAGAAGTGGGACGTTGGTGGATTTGCCAACCCACACTCAGACAATTCCGATACTCATGGAACTCCGAACGCATTTGAAATAAATAAATATGTTGGAATACTTTACCTAAATGATAATTATGGCGGTGGCGAGCTATACTTTCCAGATCACAACATAGAGATTAAGCCTAGTTCGTGCTCATACTATGTATTCCCAGGTGGCATAGAAAATATTCATGGCGTAAAGGAAATAACTAGTGGGCAAAGGTACACCATGGTGTCCTTCTGGGACTTCGCTGACGCAGAGTATTCTGATGAAAGGCGACAAGAATGGGAAGACGAGTTTGCTAGAGTTCGGGCAGAGCAAGCAAAACAAAGAGAGCAGTGGGAGAATGGAAACAAGCTTGCATAGTAGTGTGAAAAAGACTATCTACGCAGATAAGATCTTTTACTATGAAAATGTCATAGCCAATCCAGCCAGCGTGGTCTACGCAATCGATCACCTAGATGATACCCTTTCAGAAAACTCGCTAATATCTTCTTGGCATTCATGGCATGCAAGCGACAACTCTACCTTCCTATTTGGCGCAAGGAAGATGACAAACCACCAGAGCTATGACTATGCCGATGACGTTACAAAGGCTGTCTATGATGTTATAAAAGAGGCTCTAGACGTAACAGCAAGAGACTACTGCAAAGCTCAAGGAATTGATATGGGAAAGCAGGCACCAATAAGCATCAGTAAATACTTTATAGATGCTTTTATGGGACCTCATACAGACTCTGCACCAGTGCCAACTGTAGAGCACATTTCCTCTGTTCTGTATCTTAATGATGACTATGAGGGTGGCGAACTTCATTTTCCAAACCAGGGTATCAGGATTAAGCCAAAGGCAGGAAGCGTAATCATATTCCCATCAGTACCACCATTTCTTCATGAGTCTACAAAAATCATCAGCGGTACCAAGTACATGTCCCCAGGCTTCTGGTCCCTCATTGACTAAATAGTTTATCTATATATGGTAAACTATACATGGTGAAATATGTCTAGTCCTTCTAATCTATATGCAGAAAAAATCTTTGCAGAGCATCCAGTTGCGATGTGGTCGCTAGATGAGCCTGCAGACTATGTATCACTTATTGCAGAAGAAGACCGTGACTTTACCTCATGGACAGTTTCAAATGCAACAGTTACGACAGCTACCCCAAATACAAAGCCACTAGACTCTGTGGTTAGCCTAGTGTCAGCCGATACGGAATCTGCTGGAGTCACAGCCTCTGCCAGGCTAGTAGGTCCTCAAATATCCAAGGCATCTTTAAACTCAGACATTGGAACATTTTCCATAGGCTCCTATATATACTCAAAGACAGAATATGTCCTAGGATTTTACCTTGGATATACCTATGAGGATCCAACTTCTGGACAAACCATAGACACCAAAGAATTCTTTGATATACCATCTGCCAATAAGTGGACCTTTGCCTCTCAAACCTTTAAGCTACCAGATGACGACGTGGACTTTAATTTGCTAGTCGAGATCGAGTATTCTGGCGGTGACTCTGCAAACGAGTTTATGCTGAATGGAATCACCTTTGGTCAAAGATCAGAAGAGTTTAACGCTACATCTTTGGGTCGTACTCCAGAGCAAATCCCATCTTCAATACCGCTACCATCTCCATACAATGTTGGTGTTCTTGCGTCTGCTTATGGAGAGCAAGATCTGGATGGATACTATCTGTCTAAAGATAATACCCTACTTGCAAAAAATTCTGGTATGCCAATGGTTTACGGAGCATCGACGGTAACTATCATATACCCAAATGATGACAAGCCATCGCTAATAGTACCAAGCCTAGGATTCTTAAATGACTCTGGCAAATACAAGTCTTATACTGTAGAGTTTTGGCTCAGAGCAATATCCGATACAGTAGTTCCAAAGAGAATCTTTGGTCCACTAGGATCAGCCGATGGACTTTATGTAGACGGACCATTCCTCAAGTTAGCAATTGGCTCATCTGTTGGGTCACACTACGTTGGTGAGTGGGGGAGACCTATGCTAATCGACATCAGGTATTCAGTATCCTCTGCAAGCCTATTGATTAACGGAGAGCAAGTAATTGCACTATCCCTTGACGAGGCATCCTTAGACTTCCCAGACCAAGTTGTTGATGGTAAGAATCAAGAGTGGCTAGGATTTTATGCGTATCAGGACGTTTCTCCAATAGAGCTAGATGCTATTGCCGTGTACTCCTATGAGGTGCCATCAGTTGTGGCTAAGAGAAGATGGGTCTATGGTCAGGGAGTAAAGTATCCAGAAAATATTGAAAAGGCTTATGCTGGAACATCCGTAGTCGTTGATTACGGATTTGCGGAGTACTCAAAGAACCAGAACTATCCATCAATGTCTAGCTTTAATAACGCTATCGTTAGCAATCTGTCAACATCAGGTAGGTCAATAGCAGCACCAGAATACTCCTTGCCAGAAGTTATCTTCCAAGATGACAAAGCTACATCGCAGTGGTATGAAGAGCTAGCAGAACTGCAAAACGAGCAAGACAGTTTTGTAACCTTTAACACAGGCGAGTCAGCATCAAATGGTTATGTATTGTTTAATAACATCAACCTACTGCTAGACGATACTGCAGCAGTTTACGGTATCTTCAAGATTAAGGATGCGCTGCCAGTATCTGAGCAAGTCCTGATGCTCTTCGAAGACCAGATAACCCTCAACAGGTTTACGATATCTCTAACCAGCAACAACATCGAGTATAAGCTAAAGTATGGAAACACAGAGTCAGTAGTTTACGAAGCATGGGGAACAGACAGCTCAGATGGAAGCATCGTTGGTGACCAGTTCACAGTTGGATTCCATATCAAGAAGATGACTGAGTATTTTGGTGGAAACCTATTATCTTTCTTTGGTAACAAGTCCCAGATCTCGCTATTTGTTGGCGGTACAAAGGACTTCACCAAGACATTTACAGGTAACATATATACTGTAGCATTCTGTAATGAAAGAAACTTCTCTAAGATTGAGTCGCTATTTGGCGACAGGGGAATGCCAATAGACTACGAGAACGTGTTTGACCTATACACAAATGCGACAATGATTGACGCAGGCTTTTATAACACTGAACTGTGGCAGTACGTTCTTGATGGAGGATCCCCTAATGACTTTATTACATCATATACAATAGACCACACCCCAAGCTATGGCTTGATCCTGAAGGAATACCTTGGTAGAAACTACCTGGATATTGCTATCGATGGCTACTGGGAAGACTACATCCCAATGAGATATTTTGCAAAGTATGTGGAAGACTCTAGAGGAGAGAAGTTCTACGACGTAGACTTTGTTCAGATCAACATAGATTATCCAGCACCATCAATGTTTACAGAAGAAGAGTCTACTTCATCCTGGACATATGCAGATCTTGAAAGAGAGTACGATGGAAAGTCGTACGACCTGCTTTCTAATCACCTATATACAGGATACGAAAACTACACAGACCTGATGGAAAAGTCAGCAAAGACTTATACCTACAACACAGACTTCTCTCACGTAAAGACTTACATAACTTTCCAGTATCTCGATTCTGGCGTGTCTGCATCTGCTGGATACTTTACATCAACAGTGCCTGCCCCAAAGACCAACGTCATTGTTCCAGGACCAGAGTGGACAACCACAAAGTATGAGATTGTAAATAATGCAATCGTGTATATGCCAAAAAATGTTAACATTGCAGACATTGCAATTGTCACACACATTGAAGTGGATATCGATGGAATCCAAACGAGTCCTGTAGTTATTAAGAAATTGGAATACGCTGCTCAGTCAATGAGTCAGAACTCACCAGCAAAGGTTGGCTCTAGGTTTGGAGTCCCTATGTACCCATTCAGAAAGTCTGGGGTATACTATGACTACAAGAACAGCAATCCGTTCAGCATCTATAAGGGTGCAACACCTTACCTATACTTGAATAGATATTCTGGTATTGAAGTCAGGGGAGAGATTTCTAATAAGATTACTCGTGGTCTATACATTCCAATCAATGAGTTTAAGTCAGAGAACTTTAAGGTAATTGCAATGCAAACCTCGTTAAGATATGACCAGGACTTCTTTGAGTATGGAGATACGCAGATATTTGAAATTCAGGACAAGGCAAACAACCTAATCAAGTTCTACATGACACCTATCGACAAGGATGGCAAACGTGCAAGAGTGTACGCAGTTAATGCCAAGACAGGTAGCTTTGAAAACGGTATTGGATTCTATGTAAACGGAAAGATTGTTAAGGATCCAATCATTACCGTAAAGGAATGGATGATGCTTGGCATTAGCTTTGGAAATACTCTAGAGTTTTCTAACTATGTTGGTGGCATCAGAATTGTTGGTCCACTACTATTCAATAACCTGTCGTTC